GCAGTCGAAGAGGCTTTTAACGATCTTTTGAACAGCTGATGTCCGGGCTTTTAAGATACCCTGGTGGGAAATCCAGAGCGGTAAAAAAAATATCTCCCTATATCCCACCGGGGATCAGCTCATTGTGCTCTCCTTTTCTGGGCGGCGCGTCGCTCGAACTGCACTTAGCATCAGTGCGAAAGATTAAGGTTAGTGGTTTTGATTTGTTTGAACCATTGGTTTGGTTTTGGCAGTCAGCACTGCAATCGCCGTCCGCTACAGCGAAAGAAGCTGACAATTTTAGAGAGTTTAATGAGGACTTCTTCAAGGTTGTAAAATCAAAAAAAGTAAAACTTAAAGGCTTGACAAAAGATAGGTTTATTGACCTGAGATCAGAACTCAGAGAAGCTGAAAGCTACAGCATTAGAAATTCTGCAATTTTTTATGCTTTAAACAGAAGTAGTTTTAGCGGAGAAACCTTGTCTGGTGGGTATTCTAAAAGGGCTTCATACGCGAGATTTACCGATTCTAGCATAGATAGGTTGAAAAATTTCTCATGTAAAAACCTCAAAGTGGAGTCAAAATGCTTTACAGAGTCGATACCATCAAATATGGACTCTTTTTTGTATTGTGATCCTCCTTATATGTTGAAGGCTGGTAATAACTTATATGGGGACAAGGGAAACCTGCATAAAGGTTTCGGTCATGAAGCCCTTTATGACCTACTAGACTCCCATCCAGGCTGGGTGCTTTCCTACAACGATTGTGAACAAGTCCGACACATGTACAGCAAATATCAGATTATAGAAGAATCTTGGTCATATGGCATGAAAAATGTCAGGAATAAAAAACAGGGCGAAGCCAAAGTAAAAATGGGAACTAGTTCTGAAATCTTAATAATAAAGGAGTAAGTATGGCAAAAGTCACAAAACTTAAAAAAGGAGCCCTGGATATATCCGCAATTCGGGGTATTATAAACAAAAAAGCGGGAAGAGAAGTGGCTCACTCTCTACAAGACAATAACCCAACTGAAGTTAACGATTGGATTCCCACTGGATCTAGGTGGTTAGACTCAATTATTTGCAAGGGTAAGCTGGCTGGCATCCCCGTGGGAAAAATCTCGGAGATTGCTGGATTGGAAGCAACGGGTAAGTCGTTTATGGCTGCTCAAGTCGCGGGCAATGCACAAAAGATGGGGATTGATGTTGTTTATTTCGACTCGGAATCGGCACTAGACCCAAGTTTTCTTGAACGCGCCGGCTGTGATCTTGAGAGACTCATGTATGTACAGGCTGAATCCGTCGAGTTTGTCCTTGAGACTATCGAAGAACTGTTAGGCACTGGTAATAAGTGGCTTTTTATCTGGGACTCTCTAGCACTAACGCCGTCTATTTCAGACGTCGAAGGCGATTTCAACCCACAGTCATCAATGGCGGTGAAGCCTAGAATCTTGTCTAAGGGTATGGCAAAGCTCACAATTCCCATTGCTGATGCAAATGCCACTTTGCTGGTTTTAAACCAGCTGAAGACAAATATGGCAGCTAGGACTCCAGCCGAAGCGATGACTACACCTTATTTTACCCCCGGGGGTAAAGCGATGTCTTATGCTTACTCATTGCGGGTGTGGTTAACTGCTAGAAAGGCGAAAGCCTCTTTCATAGTAGATGACAATGGGTATCGTATTGGTTCGGAAGTTAAAGTAAAGCTGGAAAAATCCCGATTTGGCACCGCTGGGCGTACGTGCAACTTCAAGATCCTTTGGGGTGATGAAAGCATCGGAGTGCAGGATGAAGAAAGTTGGTTCGACGCAATACAAGTCTCTGAAAGACTGAAGCAGTCTGGAGCATGGTTCACGTTAGTGAAGAACGACGGATCAGAAGAGAAGTTTCAGCGTAAGACTTGGACTTCTAAACTGCAGAAGGAAGATTTTAGGGAGAGTGTCTTGACAATCATGGACAATGATGTTATTATGAAGTTCAAGAATAGAGAAGGCAATGCAGAAGACTTCTACGACTCCACCGACGACGCGGAGCCTAGTGAGTGACTAACAGAAAGCCTGGCTCTTGCCAGGCTTTCTTTTTTGAAAGGTAAGTTATGTTTACTTTAACACAATATTTGATAGACCAGCCATTAATATGGGGTGTGATTGCAGATGTGCTTTTTTTTGGCAGCCTGTATTTCGGTCGACAAGAGAAAGGATAAAAAATGAAAAGATTAATGATCGTAGACGCATATAACCAGTTTATTCGAGGGTATATTGTTGATCCAAGCAAAAACACCAATGGTGAGCCTATCGGCGGCATGAGAACGTTCATAAATATTCTGAACAAAATAACAGGTGAAGTAAAACCAGACATGATTGCTGTCGTGTGGGATGGTCAAGGCGGATCCAGAAAGCGAAGAGCAATTAACAAAAATTACAAAGAGGGGCGAAAACCTCTTAGAGTCAATTGGTCCACTTCAGAGATGACACCACAAGACACAGACAACAATAAGCTCTGGCAACAACTAAGGGTGGTAGAGTATTTAAACCAGACTCCCATAGTTCAGTTTATGGAGCCAGAAGTGGAAGCTGATGACGTCATTTCTTATATTAAAAACAATAGTTTTTTTGCAGAATGGCAAAAAGTTATCGTTTCGGCAGACAAAGACTTTATTCAGTTGCTGGATGAGAAAACTCTTCTTTTTAGACCAATCCAAAAAGAAGTTCTTAACATCAATGCTGTTTTGGAAAAGTACGGAATTCATCCAAGAAACTTTGCCCTTGCGAGGTCAATGGCAGGGGATCCAAGCGACAATCTACAAGGTGTCCCTAGGGTGGGTCTTGGGACGGTTGCAAAGAGGTTCCCTTTCCTCAAGTCAGATAAGGACTACTACATTCAGGATGTTTTAAGCGAGTCGTCAACGGCAGACAATAAAAGATTAAAAATATATCAAAATGTTCTAGAATCGGAGGACGTAATAAAAGAAAATTACGAAATAATGCAACTATCGTCACCACAAATGTCCATACAATCAAAAAATCGAGTTGATGAAACTTTTGAGGAGTTTAGCCCCCAATATAATCAAACAGAGATGAGAAAACTAATGATTAAAGATGGTGTTTTGACGGTGAACATGCAAAATTTAGAACAAAAATTTAACGATATTATTAATTCATTCTCTAAGTAGAATATACCGTAAAAGAAAAAAACAACAAGAAGAGGGACAATGGAACATCAGGTAAGTTTTTCAAAATTTGGAAAGTCGTTTCAAGAGGATTTGTGTCATTTGGTTTTAAATGACAGACCTTTTGCAGATCAAATGTTTGAGGTTCTCGACTTGAACTTTTTAGAATTAAAGCACTTGAGAGTTTTCGTTGCAAAAATAAGAGATTATAGGAAAAAATATGGAGTCCACCCCACATCTAATATTATGCATTCCATCATACGAACAGGTTTGGATGCAGAACCAGACTCAGTCAAACTTCGTATCCGCGAGTACTATGCAAGGGTTTTGGCGAAGGGTCATGTGCCAAACTCCTCGGAATACATTAAAGACACGGCGCTAGATTTCTGCAAAAAGCAGAAACTTAAGGAAGCCTTGATTAAGTCTGTGGATCTTATAAAATCTTCCTCGTTTGATGAAGTGTCAAAAATTATCGATGGCGCCCTAAAGTTGGGATCAGACAACTCTTTTGGTTATGAATATCTAGCGGATTTTGAAAAAAGATTCCAAAAGAAGTCCAGAGCCCCAGTCACGACAGGGTGGGATCAAATCGACGAAATCGCGAAAGGAGGGTTAGGTAAAGGTGAGTTGGGAGTTGTTGTTGCCCCTACTGGTGCTGGCAAGTCTATGGTTTTGGTACATTTGGGCGCTCAAGCGCTTAAGCAAGGTAAAAATGTTTTACATTATACTTTGGAGCTTGCTGACACTGTCGTCGCAGGTCGTTACGACTCTGCTATTACTGGTGTGGAGCTTAAAAATTTAGCAGTCTTTAAAGAGAAAATTTACGATGAGATAAAAGACTTATCAGGAAAACTAATTGTAAAAGAGTACCCGACAAGGTCAGCTTCAATTAACACAATTAAGAATCATATTGATAAGTTACGAAGAAGGGATTTTGTTCCCGATATGATTATTGTGGATTATGGTGACTTAATTAAGCCGGAATCTTCAAAAAGAGACGAAAAAAGACACCAGCTTGAAACTATTTATGAAGAGTTGAGGGGTCTTGCTCAAGAAGCAGAATGCCCACTTTGGACAGCATCACAGACCAATCGATCGGGTCTGAATGCAGAAGTCATAACAATGGAGTCTATTTCGGAAGCTTTCAATAAATGTTTTGTCGCAGACTTTATCTTTACAGTCTCCAGAACAATAGAAGATAAGAATACTAATCAGGGACGAATCTTCATTGCTAAGAACAGAAATGGTCCGGATGGAATAGTTTATCCTATTTTTATGGACACTAGTAACGTGAAAATAAAAGTTTTAAATAAGACTAATGAGTCGATAAGCGATATAATGGAAAAGTCATCGCAAGAACGTCTTGCCAGTTTGAAGAAAAAGTACGAAAATTATAAAAAACAGAACAACGGAGGAAAGTAGAGTGGAGTTATCAAATCAGATTTTGTCAGAAATCACGGTACACATGAAGTATGCCAGGTACCTAGAAAGTGAAAAGCGAAGAGAGACTTGGCATGAGCTTGTTTCTAGAAACATGAAAATGCATATAAAAAAGTTTCCTGAATTAGAAATTCAGATTACAAGGGCATACAAGCACGTGTTCGACAAAAAGGTCCTTCCATCTATGCGATCAATGCAGTTCGGCGGTAAGCCTATAGAGGTTGCCCCCAACAGAATCTTTAATTGTGCATTCATGCCCCTGGACG